TCAAATAAAGTTGCCGGAACACCACTCTTGCCTGCTCTTGCTCTTGCACCAGCCCTGCCCGCGCCACCTGAAGTTTGCCGAATAACATCGGGTAGATTTGTTCCAGTTCCCGGACCACCTAAAAACGTGTCGTCAGATACTTGAATAAAAGGTCTAGCGGCATCAGGCGGGTAGGTTGACCGAACTCGCCTTGCACCAACAGTACCTCTTCGAGCAGCTTCAGAAACACCTCTTGGTGCCGCGCCACTTCTAGCGCCAAGCAGTGCGCTTTGAGCACGAGCAGTCGCAGGTCGTACGGGTATGTCGCCTAGCTCTTCCGCCATTTCAGTCATAAATCTTGTTCTGGGGCCACCACTGCGACGAAGCCTGTCAGGCACCCCCAACCTAAACTGCCTTCTCATCCCCTCTCTTAATGCCCTGCCTGTCTCTGGACCAGATAAACTTTCTCTAAGAACTCTTTTTTCAAAAGCATCGAGAGGTGCCGTTAACTCGTCCCAGCGCTTGCCGTCAAGCTTTAGTTTCTTCCCTCGCGAAAGCCACCGCATCAACTTGGGCGCCTTTTGCATAATAGAAATAACAACCCTTGGGTTGGCTAATGCTCGTATGCCAACAGCGGCGGCAACCGGGACAGCCATTACCTGCTCTCCCTGATCATGCGAAGAATCTCACGCTCTGACATCATTGGGGCGCCCTGAAAGTCTGTAATTGACTCGTCAAGCAATTCTCCAAAAATGCCGGGCGCGGTAGGTTGTAGCCTGCGACGGGGCCTAGCCCTGTCTGCTCTCATTGCAGACGATTGCTGCTGTGACGTAACCCTTGGCACCCTAATTTTGTTTGTAGAAACAAAAGAAGGTTCAGGCAAGGTTGGGCTAGTAAGCTTTAACGTAGAAAGAATGTCTTCAAATATTTCCGGTTTTTGATCAAAAACTGGGCTTGCAACAGGTTCCTGCACCTCAACAGGTGCCTGTGTCGTTTCTTCTGTGCGCCTTGGGTCAGTAAGCGCCTCTCGCACAGTGTCAGCAATTCGAAGACGAGGCGGATCTAGGGGTCGGATTGCGCCTTGCGTAGCCCGAACACTGCGCTGAAAATTTTCTTCTCTTGCCTGAGGAAGTGCGTCCATGACGGCACGCATCTCAGCCAACTGCGCTTCTTCAGCATCTCTGCCTCTGCCGGACCTTCCATAATAAAGGGATGAGCCCCGTCGCGATGGACGCGCTACCGCCTCAAGAGGGCCTGCCTCCCTGTCGAGACCCTGTACTGACTGACTAATAAGGTTTGCAAATGCATCTGACTCTTCATCAGCCGCTGAAAGAAACGGAATACCTTCTGTGCGCCGTTGGGCAGCAGCCTCGCTTCGGCGCCTGTCGCGCCTAGCGCCCCTAATGCTGTCAGCATCAGCCAACATGTCGAAAGCATTGTTTATCCTCATTTCAGAAATAGAGGGGTCCATTGCTCTTAATGAGTCAACCGCTTCAACGCTGTCTGGTACAGAAACCGGCCTCATTCTTGTTGCAGGAAGGCCAACCGGGGGCCCTTGTAACAAGGGGTTGCGGTCGTCGTCTTTAATGCCCTGTGCCATTAGGGTCATCTCTTCGCCAAACGGTGCGTATCTTGCAAGCTCTCTACCAGATATACGGTCAACGCTTGCGTCAGGCTCGGGAACATCGTCTATAACACGATCAAACAAGTCTCCTTCGGGTAATATCGGAGGCAATGGTTGACGAATTGGCGATGCTGCTAAGCCGGGATCAAAATCGCCCATCCCTATCAGGCGTTGGTCACCCGGATTAAAGGGTCGTTCTAGTTGGTTTCGAATTTCCTGAGTTTCTTGAGGACTTATTTCTTCACCAGAAATTATTTTTCTAAAAATTTCTTGTAAGGCTTCATACCTTTCCTGTCCTAGACGCTGCTGAGAAACCGGGTCTAAAGCTAAATCTGAAAACCCAAGTTCGCGTTGGGGAGCTTGACCTTCTTGCAGGGGCAACCCACGAAGCCCGCCAAACAGTCTTCTAATTAATTCTTCCATTTAACAACCTATGATGTTTCAACACCAAAAAGATTAAATGCTACTTGATCGTGACTTGCTGTTACCGAAACAATATCACCATCACTAAGCGTAATACCGATCACCAACGCTGCCGTAGCATTTGCATCAATGCTGCGACCCTTACAAATATACTGCCGTGTTGCCAATGGCGCCCCCTTAATCCGTATGGCAACATCGTATGTCTTTGCCCCACTACCAGTGTTGCAAATTACTAACGAGCTAACAGTTGTTTGTGACCCGCTAGGAACCGTGTAAAGCGTGAACAAGTCCGCAGGAACGCTAGTGTTTGTGTTCGTTAGCTGCCCCAAGACCTTTAACGCATCAGACACTGGCACCACCCATTGTCATAAACTGATACTTACGGAGCGACAGTGATGAAGTCGATTCCGTGTGATCCATTGCTCGTTTTGTTTCTGCCCCTACTGTCCTAAAGTTTTGCTGAATTGTGTACCGAAACGATTGAGCTTCGACCGGATCATATTCCTGCGGTGGAACCTCAATGTTTAGGTACTTATTTCCGGTATCACTCATCTCCGACCATCCGTTCTTGCGTCAACCCTAATAAAGCCAACACGCCAGCCGTAACCAGCGCCAGAACTCGACACCTTTACTGACGCCTGTCTAGATCTACCACGAATATTTGACTGCGTTGCTGAGGGAGTAAACGCAGATGATGCAATCTCTGTTTGCGACTCCATTGGGTAGTTGTGTCCGTTGATTGACACAGTAACCTCGTCATCTGAAGACGCATTTAAAAATTTAATATCGGGAATAATTCTGTTCAGCGACATAAACTGATCACCCTCGCCAAGGTCTATGTCGCCTGTTTCAACATACGATGTAAACGCCGTATCTACATCGTTCCAACCTGACTCTTGTCTGTATATCACATTAGGATAAATAACTGTGCCCGATCCGCCAGCAGCAGACTCTGTTGACGTAGCATTTGAACCCATTTCTAGCGTATAGGTGTTAACTCCTGTAACAGTTACAGGATGCATATTGTTAATACCTTTTTCGTGGAATCCGCCAAATTCTGAAAATGCTTTAAAAATAACTTTATCGTTCGTAGACAGTCCGTGTGCAGTGTCTGTTACGGTAACAGACGAAGAGCCACTTGATGTAGCAAATGGATTAGCGCCAAGAGACTTGGTGTTAATTGATGTCGCCAAGGGGTTGTTAATTAAGAAAGCGTTGTCCCAATCACCCCTAGCCATAGTTCCGAAATACCACACATCTTCGTCGTAGTTATAAACAACGTAGCGGTCGTTTCTTCCAGAAGATGAAGTAGAGGGGTAGAACCAGAACACTTCGGAAAGGTCTACATTTGTACCTGCAACCACTTTGTAGTCTTGATCGAAGTTAAAGTCATCAAAGACTGTGCTAAGGACAGGGCATGTAAGTCTTTGCACTGTTCCCGTGTAGCGGTAAAAGGCGCCACGATCCATAAAAAACGTTACACCGTTAGCGCTTGCGGCAGCGTTAGGGGAAATCATCGACATTCCCACCCCTACGGTGCTAAAGGCAAAGTAAAACGGATCCCCTGTGTAACGCATACTGACAAGGCCAGCATCAGTCCATATTAAGATTTCGCCACGCGCCTTTAGGGCACCAATAATGCTAGAACCAAGAGATAGTTCTTGGCCACCAGCGCTATTTGTAGACAGGGGTTGCCAGTCTGTGGCGTCTTCAGAGCTAGACCACCGCACAAGATTTAAGTCAATCGTGCTAGACCCAACTGGATTGCATCCAAAACAAATAACATGCTTAGCAATTTCGCTTGTCATTACCTGCAAACATTTTGTTGGCGGGTAATGTGTACCGGCCTTGTATGTTGCAGTAATGCCCGTGCCGCCGCCCGTTGCCGTAGACGAAGCGTTTGAACCAAATGTAATTGTAAAAACAGAAAGAGTTACGACTGAAGCAACATCATAGGTGCCATCAATGCTAATTCCGCCAACAGAAGGGGCACCTGCAATAGTTACACTGTCACCAGCAGCTAAACCGTGTCCAGCATCGTCGTAAATTTCAACGGTTGGCGACCCTGACGTTGTTGTAATTGGGTCTGTACCAAGCGTAACTGAAGCCCTTGTTAGATCAGCAAGAGGAACAGCGGCTGTGCTAGTTCCTGCACTTTCATCCCAGTAGTAAACCTTGTTAGCACGGTTGTTTGCAAGAAGGTCATCTCCAAAAGAATCCATAGACCACAAGCGAATCTTTTCTTCAGGGGTAGATAGCGTTGAGCCCCAAGGTCCACTGCCCCACGTTCCGGTGCCCCATGCTGTCAGAGACGCGGCGTCAATCGGGCCAGAGTTTATTTCATAAGTAGCGGTAAACGATGAGCCCGCAGCACCTGTGCTGGTAGCAAAATCGTCTACCAAGACAACGTATTTATTGTTTTCGTCTGTACCCGCCAAGTCGCCTAGGTACGCAATGTAATGTTCGGTATTTAGCGTTGCAGCAGGTATACCATTTACGGCGCCACTAATACTAGAAAAAGTTACAAAGTCGCCACGCTTTGCCCCGTGGTTGGTGTGCGAAACAACAACAAGACCGCTTCCGTCTGTCGTTGTTATTTGGTTACTACTTATAGAAGCCGTCGATCTTGTTGGCGTAATGTCGTAGTAACCAATGGTGTTGTTGACGTACAGCTTGTTGTTGGTCCCAACACCAATATAGATCTCGCCGGTTCCGGTAGCCCAATTAAAGATTTTGCGCCCAACGCCAAATATTTTTCCTGACGTATAATTAATCCAACCGCCTATCTTCTCTACAAAGCCTTTACGAAACCTGACTTTATCAGAGTCAAACCAAGTTCCTTCTGCGGAATACCTTGTTCCGTCAGTAAAAACTCCGGGGCGAGGCGCAATCTTGAGCAGGGGCATACTACCACTTTACCCTGTTTGCCCAGTAGGCAGCGCTCATTTTGCCCTTTTTAATATTTTTAGCATGGCGGGCCTTAAAGCTTTTGCGCCGGGCTTTGCCTTTTTTTGTTTGAGGATTCTTGCCTGCGCCGCTCACACCTTGTTGACCAAAACGAATTAGCCTTACTTTGTCGCCTTCTTTTGCAAGTACAGCATGAGACTTCTTTGCTTTAGGCGTGCGCTTGGGCTTGTTGTACCCGCTAAACCTTTCACCGCGATATGTGATAGCCATTAGTGGTCCGTTCTCCTTGCGAGTCTTTCTTTGATGTTTGCTGTCTCTGCTTCAACCGATGCAAGGCGCTCGCCATGCGTATCTACCTTTGTTCCGATACGGTTTACGGTGCGTTCAATTTGAGCAAGAGATTGTTTTGCGCCGTTCAAACCTGCCTTTACTCCGCCATAAGCGGCCCCTGCTGCGGCTGGTATAGCAAGTAAAGACATTAAAGTAGTCACATCACTCTCCATCGTCCTCGTCTTCTGCCGGTTTTTCTGGCTCAACAATTACGCGACCGTTGTTATCCGTCCAATTAGTATCCATCATGTGCTCGTCTTGACGCTCTGCCACAACAAGCCACGATACCGTGTCAGTGCAGTCGTTGTCTTGTGCAGTAACCGTAAGCGTCGAGCCTGAGACAGAGCCACGGACCTGAGTCCATCCATCTTCGTTTTGGACCCACACCTGCGGATCACGGCAAAGTAGCTCCCATGTGCCATCGGTCATGGTTGCGGCTGCGTCCAAGTCTACTGTAGCTGTGCCTCCTGACAGTTGCACAGAGCCGCGATACATCAGATCGGCTCTTGGTCCTTCAATAAATGAGTGAACCAGATCGTGCGTGTCCTTCATTGAGTCTAGAGGATGGTCGATTTTAAACGAACCAGAACCCTTAGACAGGGCACCAACGACACTCATATTGGTGCCTGAAACCTCAAACTGTTTAGAACCGCCAGCAAAAAACCGCATAACGTTAGCAGAGCCTTCAACAATGTATGTATCGCCGCCGTTATCAAGAAACAGGTTGTTGCCTGACGGAATCATTACACCATCAGATTGTATCTGAAAACGACTCGTCCCACCGCAGAAGAACCGCATAGTGTCGCCACTAGACTCATGGATGTAGGTGTTGTTACCTCCGTCTAAATAAATCTTACTTGTTGCTGGAACACTAAGATCAGCACCAAGGGTTGTTGCTCCTGACACATCCAGCGTGCCGTTTAGGTCAACGGCTGTCGCGTTAAGCTCAATCTCGTCGGTAGCGTTAATATCCAAAACGGTAGCCGAAGGTGCATTGATGTACTGAGACGCATCGTTAAACTGCAAGGCCATTGTGCTATTAAGCAACAAGCCCGTGTCTGCAACATGAGTCAAGGTTACATCTTGATCATCACCAAACGCTGCAACAGCACCGTCTGCTAAATACAGGTCACTAAACTCTAGTGACGTTGTACCCAAAGCAGCGCCATCTGACGCATCGGGCACAAACGCTGTGGTAGCCGTGATTGTTGTGCCTTGAATGGTGCTTGCTCCAACTATCGTTCCTGACACATCTACGTTGCCGTTAAGGTCTAGTAGGGTTGCTGTTATATCAATCTCATCGGTTGCCGCGATAGACAGGGTTGTTGCATCTACTGCGGCAATCCGTTGAGACGCATCATAGAACTGCAACTGGCGTGTACCGCCTAACAGCAAGCCTGTATCTGGAACATGGGTCAAAGATACGTCTTGATCGTGACCAAACCGAATAACGGAACCATCGGCTAGGTAGAGATCACTAAACTCCAGAGAATCCGTACCAAGAGAAGCACCGTCAGCAGCATCGGGAACAAACGCTGTGGTGGCCGTGATTGTTGTTCCTTGAATGGTGCTAGACCCTGTAATTGCACCGTCTACTTGTAGCGTAGACGCCATGTCTACAGCGCCGTCGATATCTACTACATCTAAGTTTGCTGTGCCTGCAACGTCTATGGCACCTGAGACATCTAGGGTAGCTGCATCTAATTCGCCCGTAAGCGTAATATTTCTAAAGCCTGTAATATCTTTGTTGCTATCTACCACAACCGCTTTAGATGCTGCCACCGTACCGGCAGTAACTCCGTCTATCGTTTCAAGTTCTGCTTCGTTAATAACAGCACTGCCGATAGTAAACCCTGTTCCTGTAACAACTCCTGACGAAGTAATTGCACCTGATGCAACCGTTCCCAGCCCAGTTACATTGCCGCTTGTATCAAAGGTATAGTTTCCGTCTGTAAAAACACCGTCAATTGTTAAATTTCTAAACGTACCTATATCTTTATTACTATCTACTACAACCGCTTTGGAAGCTGCTACAGTTCCAGCGGTTATGCCGTCAAGCATTTCTAGCTCGGCTTCTGTTAACTCTGCGCCTGAGCCTAGCGTAAGCGTCCCTGTTACCGTCAGGTTGTCATTAACTGTTACTTCTGATGTGGTGTGACCTATTGAGATTGGAACGCCTGACGTAGCGGTTCCTATGGTAATTCCGTTTGAGGTATTGGAATTATCTATGTTTAGTGTAGATGTAGAGTCCAGTGAAATATTGGAGCCGTCTACAACTAAGGTTCCATCTACATCTGTATTGTCTAGGTTGGTGGTCCCATCTACATCTAAATCGCCGTTAAAGTCAGCGTTGCCACCAAGGGTTAATGTCGTAGCCATATCAACCGCACCGTCAATGTCTACGACATCAAGATTTGTGGTTCCGTCTACATCTAAGTCGCCTGCTAAGTCAATGCCCGCAGCGCCTGCTAAAACTAGATCGTCAGTAGACGTATCCCAAAGCATGTACGCACTGGCGGTATCTCCAAAAAACTTTACGTCATACCCGGTGTCATCTACACCAACTGTAACGGTCGAGTCAATTTGCACTGCGCCGTCAATGTCTACTGCGTCTAAGTTGGTAGTTCCGTCTACATCCAGATCCCCATTAAGATCAGCATTGCCAGCTACGGTAATGGTGCCAGACACATCCAGTGTGCCGTTTAAATCTATTGCGGTAGCGTTAAGCTCAATTTCGTCTGTTGCGTTAATGTCCAGTATTGCATTTGAAGGAGCATTGATGTATTGACTGGCATCATTAAACTGGATTGCCATTGTAGAGTTAAGTAGCAATCCGGTATCTGCAACATGTGTTAGCGTTACGTCGGTGTCTGCACCAAAACCAAGAACAGCAGCATCTGACTTAAGGGTAAGGTCATCGCCAACGATTGCATCAGTTCCGACCGTTAGGCTTGTCATTAACTCTAGGTCAGCAAACGCATCTAGTACCGCAGCACCTGATCCCGCACCATCAGTAAAGACTGCTGCAACCTTTCCGTTGCCAATAGTGATGTTGGCGCCAGAGCCTTGGCTTATAATAATGTTGTATGGCCCAGAAGACCCTGAGTCGCCAGTGGCGTTTTCAATAAGCCACAGTTTATTAACTGTGTTCGGGGCAATCGTAATTGTGCAATCAGAGTCTAGGTCGCCCGTGTATTTAAGAAAGATTGCGCGGCCTTCATCAACGGCGCCATCTGCTATCGTTGTAGTATGGGTGTTGGAGTTGGTGGTAATTGCTTCTGTACCAGAACCAAACGCATCTGCAATCAACTCAAGGTTAGTGTTGGTTGACGCTCCCCATGTGCCTTCTTCGTCGCCAGTAGCAATTTCCTTTAAACGAAGATTGTTAACGTATGTAGCCATTACTTAACCCTTACAATTGCATTAGATGAATCGGCATCTGGAAACTCTACTGTAAACGTCGAGCTAGAAACCTCTCTGTCGATTCCAAAATCAAGAACCGCTACAGCCTTGTTTCCATTTGTACTGTTATAAATTAGCGCGGCTCTAGCAGTAAAAGACGCACTAGACCAAGATGTGTCAGCAAAGTCGGTAAAACCAACGCTGTTAGAAGTTGTTGGCTCTACGTTTGTTAGCGTGTTGCCACCTGCTGTATAATTAGTGCCTGAACTGCTTACTTCGCCAGTTGTTGTGTACACCGTTGTTGACGGGCCTAGTGACGCATCATCAGTATACAGAGCAATCTTAAATGTGTTGCCGCCACTAGCAGAAAAATTATGCACAGCTTTTAAAACTTCGCTTTTAAAAGAGTTGCAAATAGACTGAGTAATAGCCACAACTATACCCTCGGCACGCGAATCGTACCGTCTCTGTATTCATCAACGGTCATGCGTCCCTCTGCCTGTGTTTTTAGTAACCCAAGCGCTTCTTGGTAACGCTGGTTGTATGTGTTCATGAGATCAGCATCACCCTTCATAAAGGTGTACGCTTCTATCAGGGCGCCATAAAGCAAGGCGCTATCAGCGTTTGTTCCTAGCCATGTGGTTGATGCTGTAACAATGCTCGCAGGCTTGTAAAAATAATTTAACCTGTACGCAGAAGTTGCGCTTGGTGACGGACCTAGTACAAAGTTTGTGCTGTCATAAATTGCGTAATGCTTAGGAAATCCTTTTACGGAATCATCAGGATAAGCCTGAGACATAAAGTTATAGTCTTTATTAATTAAAAAGACTTGATCGCTCGTTGAGTTGGTAACCTCAAGCGAAAGCGGCGCCAAAAGATCTGACGGAAAGGTTAAATACTTGCTTGAAGTTGACAGGCTTCCTGTAGCTATTTTTCTGCTAACTGGAAGATTTACTGACCGATAAATACGATCTTCGGCTTGTTTTACAAACGTAGGAATATTGTTTACAAACGTTGTTTCTGTGTTATCGCAATAAGCCTTAATCGCTGCAACTAGCTCTGTATAGTTCATGTCGTAGAAATGGTTACAGTTCCAACGTGTGCCCGGACTGTGGTGCCGCCATCTGTGTCAGCATTTCCGTTACCTACCGGATCCCAAGCAAATAACCCACGGCTTTCAGTCAACGATATGTCAGGTCTTGGATTCCTTAGAGATTGCGGGTCTGTGTAGTCCCCAATCTTGCCTAAAAAATTTTGTGGTTGGTCTTTATCCCAGACATCTTTGCCAACCAATAAGCCAGTTTTTACGCCTGCACGAAACTCAGGCTTTAAATCAGAAAGCTTGTACCTAAACCCCGTTCGATCACAAAATCCAAAAGCATGCTTGCCGTTTGCGTATCTGCCCATTAGACGCTCCCATACCCACCGGGCACAAATCTAACAGAAGATCTGTCGCGGTCCTCTGACTGTGCAAGATCCCATTGAAACTCATACTCTGCTTTTAGGTCAGCCATTCTGTTGTTAGCCTGCGGGTACTTCATAGACAGTTGATACGCTAGGCCAGCCACCATGCAAGGCAAAAAGCGAAACGGTGCATCCATTGTGTACTCACCGTCGTGACCTACATCCTGAACCCTCCGAAGCTTTTGATAAGCAAACGTGTAGGCTTCATCAGGTGTAGGCCAAAAGTAAGCAACCGGAGCAGCGCGTTGCTTATCAATGTAAATATTTACAGGTCTACCGGATGTGTTTTTGTTAGGCAGACTTGAATACTGAGACACGCTGATACGACTAAGCTGTTCGTCGTTTTGCGTAGCGCCGGACCCTGTTCTAATCCAGTGCTCAATAATATCAATAGTATCAGTAGGCAGTGTTAACGTAGCTGTGTCTGCTGTTAACGAGGTCGATACCTGTTCGACAGTCCAGAAATTTATGCCTCGGTTTGCCCACTCAATCGTTAATAGATTTAACGAACGAGTTGCCGTCTTTAAATCGTAACCAGTACGAAGCTGAAGACCGCATCGCTCAAACGCTTCTTCTGCAATCTCTGTAATGTCAAGATCAAATGTAGCAGTGCCAGAGGTGGCCATCTATCCTCCCTTGGGTTAACCGTATTGTTTTTCCAAGACGAGAATAATTGTATACCTGTCACCGCTACTGTGGCCAACCGTAGTAAAAAGAACGTCACCGTTTTTGCCGCCACCGGCATTGTTCGTAAGCGACTGCATATTACTAAAGTCGTAGTGACCAGAACTAGAATCAGACACGGTAAAGCAAAGAACATTAGAGCTTGCGTTCCAAAGAATATCAACAGACATGCCTTCTAGGGCATAAAATATTTGTTGAATTTTTACTCCAGAACACTCTCTATCTGTTCCCGGTTCTGCGCTAAGCGCCGAAACATCTACCTTTGTAACCGCAGACTCGCCCGAGCCATCAGAAATGTTCGTAAACTTCATAACGGCAACTCTGGGGCCGTCAGAAAGAGTTTGTGATGTTACTGCATCAGCCATGTTATTTTCCCGGTGAGGAGACAGGGCCACCCACTAAGGTGGGTGACCCCATCCGTTAATTAATCTTAGCTGTCTACAAACGGAGTAGCTAAGGTTCCGTCACCCATTAGGAAGGCTTCCACAAACCATGTCGTTGTGTTGACACCAGTTAGTCTGATAAAACCACCAGTCAACCAGCCCTGCTCAACCTGACCTAGGTCAATGATATCGTTGGAGGACGCTGGGTGGAAATTGTCAGTTTCGCCAATTTCTCCTGTGTCAAACAAAAACGCAGTCCCCAAGAAACCATCGGTTCCATCTGTCGTAGCAGTTTTGATCTGCCCGGCACCAGTAAACGTAGTTTCGACTAGGAACGTGTAAGTGATTCCAGCCGCTGGAGTTGGAAGCGTAACCACGATTCCTGCGGCACGGTTAAACCCAAACACCGTACCAGAATCGGCAGAGGTCAGCGTCTTGGTTGCCGCAGTGATTGATTCGTAGTCACTAACGATGTTTGCGGCGCCAGTAAGCTTTAGCGTGCCGGTGCCCGAAACATTGCCGCTTGTGTCTACGTCGAAGTTGGTTGTGAAAGCGCCAGTGCTTGTGCTTTTTGTTACCTGCTCAAGTCCACCTTCGGCCCGCACATTTCCACTAAAGGTTGTGTCAGCCACAATAATACCCTCTTACGAAAGGATTTGTTTTGGGGTCTCCGTAAGTGTCTGCCGGGACAGTCACCCAAAACTTTAATAAACCCGGAAATAATTTATATAATAAAAATGGGGCGAAGGCAGCGTTACCGCCACCCCCGCCCCAAATACTACTAAAGCGCTTAGGCTCCGGGTGATCCCCAGATTCCAAGCGGATCCGAAACGCCGAAGCTGTAACGCTCACGCGCCTTGTAGCGAACGTTTCCGGTGTCAAAGTCACCGTCCATGCTCGTTTCCATTGCAACGCGAGTGAAGTGCTTCATTCCATTCGGAACATCGGTCAGCAGGAACCACGCATCTGTATCAGTTAGATAGTGGTTTACAACATGACCTTCGGGAACAACACCCATTACGCGAACTGCGTTAATGTCGTTGTCCGCCGTCCCCGGACGAAGTTCGCTGTCCAGAATGCGCTTAGCGACAAACTGAAGATCGGGCGGAATAATCATCTTGCGAGGACGCGAGGCGATCAATAGACCACGCTCATCCGTCCACTTAGCAATCTGAATAACCGCCGCTTCAAGCGAGGTTTCGTTGAGGTCAACCGCCGTTGCCGGACGGTTGGAGTTCTTACCACCGCTAACGAGCGGGTGACCGTCACCACCTGTGACGCCATCGCTCGACGCAGTGAAGAGGTTAACGCCGTCGCCACTCTGATAAGCGTTAGTGAATCCATTGTTAAGAGGGACCACTGCTTTAACCTGCTTCGTGTACGCCATGCCTCGTGCAAGCGCTTTGGTGTAACGAGCAGACAGAGAGTCATACAGGTTGTCCTCCATGGCCTCTTCGGTAATCGAAAAGCCCATAGCAATCGTTTCATGGTTGTACCGCGCCGTGAACGATTCTTGTGCTGCATCATAAGAAATGCCACTGCCTTCCGGCTTAACCGGAGCAGAGCCAAAGCCCGAAAGCTTTACTTCTTCTTCAAAGGAACGATCCGAGTTTTCCGTATCGTAGATCTCGGCATGCTCATTGTCGTAACCAGCATACTCAAGACCAAACAAAGCGTTAAGTCCGGGTAGAAGTTCCTTGAGAAGTTGTGCGCGTGAAATAGCCATTGATCAATCCCCTTATACGCCAGTAGCGTTTAGATATGAATGATTGGAGGCTGACCCACTCGACGCTGCGTTAAACTTCACAATAACGTCGGGGAAGGCATCACTTGCAGTTGTGCCAACAGGGGCAAGACTGTCGGGTCCATCAACAAAGTCAAGGATCCGAAGAGGAAGCGTGTTCGTGGTTGCAGGCGTGTCGCCGTCCAAAGCATTCTTGGACTTGCCGATTGCCGTGCTGCCAGCAGTCTGAACAACAGATGCATTAAGACCGCGATCTGTGGTGTTCATTGCTTCATCAGCTTGCATTTGAAATACAACAAATGGATCGTCAATAACGTAAGCCATCGCATCAGAGGCGACCGTGGACGCAGGCCACTGCGTATTAAAAGTCTTCTGATTGGTCGTGCTTGGCGTATATGAGCAACCCACAAAGATTCCGCAAGTTGTTAGCGCGGTGGTGCCAGCATCCTTCTCGATGTCACCGTCCGCAACAAGCTTTACGAAATCACCATTAAAGATGGCGGTACCGTACCCACTAGCAATCGGCAGTTGCCGAATCTTGGCTGTATATGAGCCAGAAGCGCTAAGGGTACCGATAGGCCGCGCACCATAAGGTGTCGCTGTAGCTGCCATGATTATTACCTAAGTTGTTTGCGACCAATCAGAGTGCAACTTTAAGAGTTGCCGCCCCCCATGGTCACACTGGTTTTACGTTCGGGCGCGAAAAGCGGCATCCGAGGATCGTTTTCACGCATGAAATTATTGTCTACTGCTTGCATCTGGTCCCGAGCGCGTTTGGCATAATACTCTTGCCGCTGTTGCACGAACTCTTCAGGCGCTTTGCAAAGAAGCAGGCCACCAACTTCGATGCCGCCCTTTGCTGCCCATTCAGAGCCGTGATCGCTCATAATTTGTAACTCGGGATGATCTTCTGCTCGCACTGGTTCCCATCCTTCTCGGAACCTTTTAGATGCGTTGGTATTGTCCACTTGTCCAACCATGGCTGTCCTTACCCAACGAAAAACCCAACCGTCCTGCGGTTCGGGGTCTGGTAGAATGGAAGCTGGCTCCCAGTTCTTTTGGCGCTCACTGCTTTCGCGAGTGTCGAGTCCACTTTTTTCTCTTGGTGCGCGATCCTTACTCATGTCAATTCTCCTTGACTAGCTGTGCCGCATACTGCTGCGGACTAAGACCAAGACGCTTCGCGATGCGAACTTGGGTTTGAGTCAGCTTCACTGTGCGTGGTGCTCCTCCACCAGAACCTCTCTTAGCTGGAGCTACTACGGATTTTGCCTTTTGGCGTTGTGCAACGTCGGCATCTTCGCCTTCGTTGAAATAAGAGGGAAATACTTCTCTAACCCTCGAATCAATTAATTGATAATATTCGTCTGTATCGGGGTCAATACCTTCACTAACGATTTTATCATGCACCCCATATGCAAAGCTGGTCATTTCATAGTCGTTACCAAACCATGAATTACCTTGCTGCCACTCTACAGCCTTGGGGTCCGGCTCAGGCATTGGCGCTTCTTGAGCATACTGTTGTTCATACGCTTGAGTTTGAACGTCCATCTGTCGTTGCTGTTGCATTACAGCAGACTTCCAATCGTTTACGACAGCACTTGAAACTTGACCATGATTTGACTCAATCATTTTTGCTTCAATCAAGTTTTTTTGCGCTGTAGCAATTGACTCAGCATCCCCCAACTCGTTCGCACGCCTTAACATATCTTCCGCTAAAGTGACGGAAACCTTTGCTCTTCCTTCTGCTTGGGTGTTCAAAGCAGATTGAGACCTTTTTACAAGCTCTAACAAGCGTTGGTTTTCAGTGTGCAATTGTTGCGTTGCACGAATGGCTTCGTCTGACATTCGTTCAGCTTGTTCTTTTGCACGGCGCTCTTCGTGGTACTCCCACTTCAACTTTTTAATTCGATCCTGTGCGCGGCGCCCAACCTTGGCAATTTCTTTTTCATCGCCTTCGCCAGCTTCTGGGCTAACTTCTGCATCTGTATCTGTATTTACATATGGTCGATCTTCTTCGGGTGTATCATCTATTACCTCAACTGCAAGATCGTCTTCACTCTGAATTACATCAGCAGGATCTTCTACGGTATTTTTGACACCAAAAAATGCTTCTTCTTTAGTCGTCATGGTTAAGCCCTTTCAATGCCACGGGGATCTTCAACAACCGCCTCAACGGTGTCGTCATTAATAATGCGGAACTCTTTGCCGTGAATCTTTAGACGGGTGCCACTGAATGCGCGGAAGACCACCCAGTCACCCACTTGGCAATATGGCCCGTTAGGAAAACGACTTGGGTCAGAGTAAGCGTCTGGCCCCATGCTCATAACCCAGCCTACAACAGTAGCAATGGTCTCTTCGTGTTGATACTTGGCTGATTTAATAATGCCGCCTTCCGTTTTTTCATCTACCTCTGGAAGGGCAATAAGCATTTTATAGCCTTTCGGCTCAGGTAGCTGTGACGCTTTCCTTTGAGGTGCGTCTTCAGCTTCGACACCTTCAGTGTCTGTGGCCTCCTCGGCCTGAAGCGTGGTCATTAAGACCTCCGAATTGTAAGTGCGCTACGAATTAGCGGTGCGTCCTGCAACAACAAATAAATATTGAACTAAAATAAAATCAATACTTAGGCATTTTTTTTCCTCGAAGACTTAGCCTTGACTTTTGCTTTGTCGCTTAAGTCGCCAAAGTGAAACAAACGCTGGCTTGTTTTTGTGTGAGTCTTGTTTGTATGCAACTGCCCGTTTGGCATCTTGTGCATTCCTTTACGCCACACAGTTCCGTCTTTGAGATAATGATTTACACCCATAACCATTTTTATCTATGCCTCTTGGTTTTTTTTGCAATGTTTTTTGGTTGCTTTGAAAACTGTTTTCCTTTTTTTGTGTCTTCGCGTTTTTTAGCGCTTGTCCTGTTGTACTCTTCCGCAGACAAGGCCATAATAGCGCCTTCGGGCAGGTAACGCTCTCCCGTTTTTGCGCTAGGCTTACCGCTTTTAGTCCGCCACTTTTGTTTAGTCCAGCGGTCTAAACTTTTCTGACTTTTTTTCTTAGCCATTTAGTTTTTGTAACCCCCGCCTTTTGCTTTGTACGTCTTAGCAAGCAGTTGCGCCTTTCGGCCAGACCACTGGCCGGGCTTTCCGCCTTTTGATCCCCTAAGGATCTGATTATAGAGGCGTTTTCTCATTGCAGGTTGAGTGTAGTTACCAGCTTCATTTACCCGTGATTTTGTTTTCTTGGCCATTAGTCCCACTTTGCATTTGGGTCATTCATTTTTTCTTCAAGATCAAGAATCTCTCTTTCCGCCCAAGCAAGGCCCTCGATCATCCCTACCATCTGTCGATACTGCTCGTAATCAGTGCATGAACCAACCGACATTGCGTCGGCAAGATCGTTCATTTGCTTTCTAAGTTTTTTTCGTAAAGCGCCAAGAACGCTGTCTGCCATTGATTACTCCCCTTTTAGTTGATCCATTGCGTACTTGTAACCTTCTGACTCCATCTTGTCTTGCTCAAGACTCATTTTAGCTTGCAGTTCTGCTTCCTCAAGTGAAAGCTCTGCCATGTCCACCATCTTATCAGCTTGGAGTTGTTCCATTCTAATCTGGGCATCTACGGCATCCTTCTGTTGCTTAGCAGCAAGTTTCTGTTGCTCAAGACCCATCTTCGCGGCATCGGCCTGCGCCTTGCGTTGTACGTCTTGTTCGCGAATTGCAATCTCACGTTCACGCTGTTGGATGATTGGATCTTGTTGCTGCTGAGCCTGTTGTTCTGCCTGTGCCTGCTGCTGCTTCTTGCCGAGTAACTGATCTGCCGCGTCAGCCACAAGAACGCTTAGGCGCTTTTCAATATCGTGAGGCAACGGCTGATCCATCGGCGGAAGCGGAACACCAAGCTCCTGCTCTACTTGGTCGCGGAACTGGAAGCCAAGGTGCTCCCTAATGTGTGCGTCAATGGATGCCATGACAGCGCCACCCATTGGAGAGTTTTGTGCTTCCT